CTGCGGTTAGTTGTGTCTCAACGGTAAGAGTTGATATTGTCGCCGTGCTTACATTTAATGTAGAGAGATTTAACGGGTCTGCTGTGCCTCCTGTGAAATTAATCGTGGTAATTCCTGCTACAGTATTCAGCGCTATGTCTGTGCCTCCTACGAGGTTAGGGCTTATGTCGCCATTAATTGTGCTTGCGTTTAGAGTTGATATATTCGCATCTACTGATACATTAAGATTTGATATATTAAGTGGGTGTGATAATCCAGGCGTAATAGTGCTTATGGTTGTTAATCCGCTTGTTGTTAGTATAGAGATATTTGTTCCCGCTACTAAATTGCCCCCGATGTCGCCATTAATTGTGCTGGCGTTTAGCGTGGAGGTATTGACTGTCGCTGCCGTCGCCGTTCCTGCTACTACATCTGTCGCTGCTACGAGAACCGCCCCTACATCAGTTGCGTTTAAGTCTGCTACAGTTAGGTCTGTTGTGATGCTTACAGCATTATTTACTGCTTCCAGTCTGTATCCATAGAACCACGAGTGGTTTGCCGACATATATACACTTGCTCCGCCGCTTACTCCCATTACCCAAAAATAATCATTAGGTGCGGCATTACAGACTACGTCAAATGCTTCTGTTGCTTCGCTTGAATAACCGCCCATTCCAATCAGTCCCCCATTCTTATAAATACCAATTCTAAATGATGTCGGGGTCGTGTTGATAAATGCTTTGAACCCGAAAGTCCAGACGCCTCCTGCTCCTGCTGGTATATAATATCTTTGTCCGCCTGTGTCATATCCGCTTCCAAACACGGGTGTGCTTTCAAGTTCTATTACATTAAAATTAAGCAACGTCCCTGCTCCAACTGTTTGATTATTATTTAGGTTTGATGTCGCCTGAAAAGCATATTGTGTGCTTTGTGATAAAGCATTAGAAGAAATAGTGGTAATTCCCGCTGCGGTTGAAAGCGTAATGCCTGCCGCTGATGCTAAATTACTACTGATGTCCCCTGTAAGAGAACCTGTTATTATGCTTGACGAGTTGGTTATATTACTTGAGTTGATAGTTGAAGCGTTGAGTGTAGAGAGATTTAACGGGTCGCTTGTCTGTGCTGTATTACCTATGGTCGTAATACCGCCTACAGTGGAAAGGGAAATCCCAGTTCCTGCTTGAAGATTTTGAGATATATCGCCGTCAATCGTGCCGCTTACCCTTACATCGCCGTTAATATCTACTGCGTCTAAATTACCATTTAGCGTCATAATAGGTTGTCGTGTCGCTGGGTTTGATAAAAAGAAATTCATATCTATTGACGCATTAAGCGTTGTCCCTGTTAAGGTTAAAATATTATTTGCTCGTGCCAATGAGGTTGTATCGCCCGTGTTTGTGTCGTCAATATATAATAATTGAGTGTCTGTTGTGCTCGCATTCACGAGTGATGAATTAACTGTTATAGCACTAGCAACGCCGAAACCCCCAGTAGCACTTGTTATACTTGACGAGTTTGTTATATTACTTGAGTTGATGGTTGAAGCGTTGAGTGTAGAAAGATTTAATGGGTCTGTTATAATTCCAGTGTTTGTTATTGTGGTAATTCCTGATACTGTAGCAAGGGAAATTCCAGAACCTGCCGATAAATTACTACTGATGTCGCCAGTTAGACTACTACAATTAATGGTTTGAACATTAGCATTTACGAGGTTTGCGGTATGCCCGCCTAGTGTGCCGTCAAGAGAAATATTGCTTACGTGTATATGGTCTGCCGATAAGTTGCTGATATTAGCGCCGACGCTTTCAATGAACCCACTATAGAAAGTATTGATAGTTCCACTGGTTGCGATTAAATCTACCGTAGTTAAAAGACTACTGTTTATCGTCGTTGCTGAAAGATTATCTACGTGTATATCGTCGGCGATAATAAGACTGGTATTTATATTTACTGGACTAAAGGTAGTTGTGGTAAGATTGACTATACTAGCATTAGTAGCAGATAAATTATCGCAACTGACGCTGTTTGCCGAAACAGAGGTAGTGGTGAATGTGAAATTATTACACGGTGGGCAACCTGCGATGTTGGTTTGAAACGACATTTACTATATGGTGATATTAATTTTTAATCAGTTGCTCTAATATCCATCTGTTATGGGTAATTAGCATCATAAGATTTGATATAAGGGCTGGATATTTTTTCTTTTGTTCCGTCATATGGAGTGGGAGCATATCTTCTGTATCAAAATACTCAAATAAATCGTGGCAGAAATGGACGTAGGGTGAATAAAAATCATCTATTGTTTTGTATCCTGAATATAGACTTACTACTTCGCAACCGCACGCCATAGCAAAATGAATACGATGTGTTTCTAAAATATTGCTGTCGTAGTAGGGTATATTTAGAACTACTTTTGCTGACTGTAGAAGTTTCCGCATCTCTGCTTGGTCGCTGTGCTTCCAATCCATATGAAATTCTATTTTTTTATCTGGATATTTCTCTCGTAATCTCTTCTCCACGGCAACTCTTCGGTCGTTCTTGCTTCCTACAAACAAAATATCTATTGCTCTTGGTGTCTCTACTGGTGTATATACAAACTCTGGAAAATACATTGAATATACCCTAATACCTTGTCCGCCTAAATATTTTTTGGATAAATCGTGATAATCCCAGACGATATTCTCTTTCATCAAAGTTAAAAAATACTTGTTTTTTAAATGATTGCTTTGCGGTGGTTCTGTATTAATAATTATGAACTTAATATTTTTAACTTGGCGCTGAATGTTATACAAGTTAATTGCTTGTTCGTGTGCGCCGAATACTAAATATATTTTTCCTTCTTCTGGGGTGAAATTATTTTCTATAGTTATTCCTAAACGTCTGGATAAACAAAATGCGTTCTCGCTGAAAATAGTGTGAAATACTAAAATCCTAAATTGCTCCATATATATTAAGTATTTATAAGAATGTTGCCTGTTGTTCCGCACCCCCTAACACTTCTTCATAAAATTCCGCCGCTCTTACTGGTCTGGTTTTTCTTTCTGGACGTAGTTTTAATGGCTGGTCTGGTGTTATTACTGGACTGAATGCCTTTGATGCGCTTAATGCTGTATCTACACTAACGGTGCGCTTTCTCGGCACTGCTGGGGGTGCTTTTGCTTTACTTCCTTCGTCTCTATCGTCTGGTCTTGAACGTCTATATCTAGGTGGTGAAACCACCCTACTTACTACTGGTTGTGCGGGTGTTGGTTTTGCTGCGGCTGCTGCTTTTGGTGGTCTGCCTCTGGGCGGTGAAACCACCCTACTTACTACTGGTTGTGCGGGTGCTGCTTTTGGTGGTCTGCCTCTGGGCTTTGCTACTGGTGGCGGTGGCGGTGGCGGTGGCGGTTCAGGTCGGTCTCGTGATTTTGATGGTCGTGAAAGTGGGGCTTCTGCGAATTCCATAGTATCTCCGCTCATTCTAGTCAATCTTGATGCTAATTTACCTCCTGCTTGTTCTTCATTCCGTAGTGTTTGTGGTTGTCTTGTTAGGGTTGGATTAAATGTTGGCGGTGCTTCTTTCTCTGCTGGTTTAAGAGCATCGCCGAATGAAGGTCCTGTTAATGTTGTTGGCTCAAATGATTCGCTACGTTTCCTCAATAGTGTTTGTTCTGCTTGTTTTCTTGATTCCCTCTCTCGTGCTGGTGTTATACCTTGAGCTTTTCTAATTGTTTCTAATTTCTGTGCCGCTTGAGTTATTCTCTGTCGGTCTTCATCGTCTGTGCTTGATGCTGTTCCTGATGTTTCACTCTCCGCTGATGTCTGGCGGCTCATAGGTGCTGAACCATCACTCATATCTGGATTTGCTGCTCTTCGTGCGTTAAGTGCTTCCCTCATTATTGCTTCGTCGTCTTGTGAGGCTATTCTCTCTCGTTCTTTTTTAAATACCTCTTGTGCTTCTTCTTTTGCTTGATTATCACGTGCTGCTTTTTTTTCTTTTATCGTTAATTTTTTTTTAACTTCTTCTTCTTCGGGGTTTAGTCCTACCTCACTTGCGTAATTTGCCCATATATTTGCTATTGCTTCGTCTTCCGTTTCCAGTTTTCCTGTTGCGTGTTCTGCTTTTGCTTTTAGGGTTTGCTTCTGTGTTGAGTTTTGACTTCTTGTTGCCCCCATTTTTAATCCTCCCGCCATAAAATCTGCGATTGTTTCTTGTCTTGGCGGCGGTGGTAGTGGTGGTGCTGGCGGTAGTGGCGGTGGTGGTGGTGCTAGTGGTCTTGGTGGCGTCGGTTCTCGTGCTATTACTAGTGGTTTTGGTGATAGTGGTGGTTTTGGTGAAGTTCGTGCTACTACTGGTAATTTTGGTGATGGTGGGGGCAATTGAAGTGGTGCTAATGGTGGTGCTGGGTTGTCTTCTCCCATCATAGACTTACTTTCTTCCATCTGTGCTTGTGTGCGCCGAGTTCGTGCTGGTTTTTGTGGTGGTGGTGATTGTGGTCGTTCTGGTTTTGGTGGCGCACCTGGTGTTCTTAATGGGTGATAGCCTATTGGTGTGCCTAATGCTTGAAATGGTGTCGGTGGTGGTGTCGGTGGTCGTGTGGTGAGTGATGGCGGTGGTGTTTCATCGCGTGGCGGTGGCGGTGGCGGTGGTGGCGGTGGTAATTTCCCCATTTTGGTCGCTGCTTTAATCGCTGCTATTTCTCCTCTAACCTCTGCTTTTTTTGCTTTTGCTTCGTCTCGTGTTGCTTTTAATTCTGCTTTAATCGCATCTCTTTCTGCTTTTGCTGCTGCTTTTTCTGCGTCCCTTTCTGCTTTTACCTCCACTTTTTTTCGTGCTGCTAATACTCTTTTTTCCATTGCTATTTCTTCTCGTTTTGCTTTTGCTTCTTCTCGTTTTTCTGCTGCTTCTCGTGCTTTCGTGCTTTTTTCTCTTGATGGTAGTGGTGGTGGCGCATCTTTTGCTTCTGCTGGTCTGTTTGGATTATATGTTGGTGGTGCTTCTGTGTATGGTCTCGGTGGTAGTGGTGGTGCTACTTTTGCTTCTGCTACTCTTGGTGGTTTTGCTGGTGGTTCTGGTGGTGGTCGGTCTGGTTTTGGTGGTGGTTCTGTTGGTCGTGATGGTTTTGATGGTGGTTCTGTTGGTCGTGGTGGTTTTTCTGGTGATGCCTGACGTGGTTTATTCATCGGTTTAAATGGTTGTTCTACTGGTCGTGATGGTAGTGGTGGTGGTGCTTCACGTGGTTTATTTATCGGTTTAAATGGGTGTGATGGTTTATCGTCTTTCACTTCTTCTGCTCCGCCGAAAAATCCTCGCCGAATTTCCCCCTCCCGCCGCAACATCGCCATACGAGCTTTACGTTGTTGTTGTTCTTCTTGAAACTCTGGACGCACGTCTGGTTGTGCCGACATATCCCTCGCACTCGCCATAATTGATGCTGACGGCGGTCGTGCTGATGGTAGTGCCGCTTGAGCAGAACGTTCTTGTTCTTGAAGTCGCAAACCTCCGCCCCGCTCTGCCGTTATACGTTGTATTTCACTATCCCGTCCATCGGTTAATAGATTGTTATGCCCTTGCGTATTAGTATTCGCTAAAGATTGTAATTGGAGTTCTCGTGCCGATTGTGCTAAAGTTATTTGTTGAAGTGGGTTGAATGATGCTTGTGCCCCAGTTGCGTATTGTATTGCTTCGCCTCCCCTACGTGTTGCGGTAGTCCTTTTTCGGCGCTTACGTTTTTTCTTCTTGACTACTTTATCGCCGATATTTACTATTACTGTCTGCTTTTGCGACAGTTTTGGAGGCATATATAATAGGCGTAGAAATTAGTTATTTCCTATTTTTTAAAAATTGCCTATACCATTGGGGCGTTGTTTCACCTCCAGTTTTATTTTTAATACTTGAAAATTCGTCATCATCGTCCATTTTGACTATTAACCCCCAAGTTTCCGCTACGTCTTGTATATCATCACCAGACAAGTCAAGGTCGCCTTCCCAACTATAAAAATCTTTTTCTTCTTCATCGGTCATATTTGTAAATTCTTTATACTTGTTATGGTTTGCTTTTTTCAAAGCAGTTTGTATCCTTTTTTGAGTAGCACTTGACCTTTTTGCGTCGCTACTATCCATAAGAGTTAATGCCATATAACTATACGCGAATTCCTGTAAATCCTCATTATCATCAATACTTTTTGAAACCTGCGATTTAACGATTTTTTTATTTACTGCTTTGGATTGCTTTTTCTGTTTTGGTTGCGGTTTTACCGCTACATTAACATCTTCTGCTCCCATACCCGCACTCTCTTGCTCTGGAGTTCGTGTTTTTTTTGCGTCCCGTCCCTTCTGCTTATGGTAAGACGCCTTGTTTTTTGGGTCGCTAATGGCGCAACCATAAGTAATTCCGTTTTTTTTCGCAAAAGCTTTCGTGTGTTCTACCCACGCATTCGGCATCTTATACTATATTGCTATATAATATAATTCATTTGAGCGGTTGCTCGTCGGTAATGGTTAGGGGATTAAACCCGTTGTAAAATTGAAATCTATTACTATGCTTTAACGACATATCTACAAACATAAATGGAAATTTGCTCTTCTCATTATCAAACACGAATGATAATAATTGAGCGTTTTTTTTATTATCAAAAGGCATCAGTTCATTCGTAATAGAGTCGCTCTCCATACGGTTTTTGGGGCGGAAAAATGCTAAATGAGAACAATTGTTTCTTATCCCTGTAGGGTAATCTTTAAATTTCTGGACTAGTGAAATATAGCTGGTAAATGCGTGGCGTCTATTTTGAATTAACTGAACGAGTTTTTTTTCGCACTTTTGATTTCTCCTCAACTGCGAACCTATGTCGTCCATTATTACAATACTATTAAGGTCATCTTCTCTATTTTTATACAATTTTTCTTCTAATTCGGTAAGTCCTTCTAGGGTTAATTCTCGGTATATCTGGTCGTCTGGGATACAACTAAATTTATCGTTCTTCATACTTTTACCGCCGAGCGTTGGACTGATGATATAAATAAAATCAAATAATCTTTTATATGACTGACATAATTTTTTTTTTTTTGATTTCGTCATAATGCTGTATAACAAAGTGGTTTTTCCTGAACCTGAACTACCGACAATCATCATACTAAATCCGCTATAGTTAGGTAGGCAACCTAAATCATCTTTGGTAAGGGGCTTATCTAAATTATTTGGCGTATTTGAAACGGACATTTTTGGATTTTCCTTCTCGGTAATTGAAAGCATATAATATATGGCTATATTTATTCTTGTTCTACGACTGGCTCTGCTTCCGCTGAAATAGATTTATCACGATGAAAGTTCGTTAGACTATGTGCTGACGAAGTCGCCTTCTTTTGCGTCTTCACCTTACCTACGGCAGTATCCGTTAAAGACGCCGAAATTATATCTCCTTTTTGATGATGATGGGTAAGTTTGCTTTTGATTTCTTTTTTATCGGTAGTTGTTAATCCTTTCTTAAGTTCATTATCAAACGCCTTGCTATACCCTGTATTAAATGCGGTTGCTGATTTAGTATTTTCCCTAATAGATTTAGACTTCGCCATCATACTGGTAATTTGTGAGCCTCCTAAACTATGCCCAGTAAGATGCTTATCTTCATCGCCGATGCCTTCATAAATCTTTTTCACTTTCTTCTGCCGATGCTTAAACTGCTTATCTGTTCCCGACATTCCAATACCTAATTTAAAATCGCTTAATAGGTCTTTTTTATTTTTCGGGTTAGTTCCTTTGACGACTACCACGTGATGTTTTCCATATGTTGTATCATCTCCTTTACTTTTCAAATGAGTAATTCCCCTGCTGGTAGATGCTACTTCATACCCCATCTTATCTATTTTTTTCGTCGCTTTTTTTTTGGCTTTTTTATCGCCATCTGCTAAATTATAATTCAGTGAGTTGAGTTTTGCTAATTGTGATTTAGTCGGCATATACTAAATAGAAATATTTTTAAAAAAGCGCGCTTAACGGTTTTAGAAACTCCTTGTTATGGTATAGTTCAAGTTTGAATACGTCCGCCAATAGTTCCAATGCTGTATTAGAGCGAAGCCACTGATTTCCCTCTGTTTTTTCAGTCCAATAATCAATAAATCTGTTAAGAATGATGTATGTCAATTTTTTTACGATAATTGAATGGACGAATTTAGTCGCCGCTGGATTATTACCAGTTGATGGTATATCTTCTTTTTCCCAGAGATTATCCTTACCCTTGATATACCAACTTCCCTTTTTAAATACAAACGGCAATGTCTTACCCGATGCTAGTGTTTTTTTAACGAACTCTACACAATAATCAATTACGAAACTTTTTCCATCAGTCAATACATCACTCAATCCTTCTACATCGCTAAAATCAAAATTAATGTATGGGCTCTTACGTAAGAAAAATGTATCTATATCTGGAGTATCGTTATACAATGGATTATCGTTCAGTTGTTTTTCAATATATCGTGGATTACACGTTTCATCTACTGGTTTTGAGTTGTTAATTGTTATAGTTTGAGGTGGAGGCAAGGGGGTAGTATGCGCCTGTGGAGTGTGTGTAGGCGTTTGATTTTTTAAATCCGTAATCATCTGCTTACATTCTTCAAAGCAGGTTTTTAGCACTGAAATTTGCTCTACAACCCACTCTAATTCGTCCTCATTGCTAGACAAATCGCTAGATACTGATGTTTTAGATGTATTTTCAATATGCTTACTGGTATTGAGATGCTTATTATAATGGGTTTTAATCGGTGTAGTGAATTTACAAGCGTCGCAAGTATAGATGGGCATACGATATTAATATAGCAAAATATATCTTTATATAACATTTCTTATACTTTATATAGTTTCCTATATTATTTCATATAAAAGGTATGTATTTCTTATATAAAAGTATAATTTCTTATATAAAAGTATATTTGGTATATTCCTGATTTACGGGCAATTATCCTCGTTTTTTGCTTATGTAGGGAGGGATTTTACAACTTTTAACAAGTGTTCTCTACATAAACGGCTATTTAGTTCCTTTTTCCCCTTTTTTTTTAATTTGTAAAAAAAAAAATGAAATAACGAGGGTAATTACTTGCGAAAACAGGGGTAGTGAGGTGCTGGATTATTTTTTTTGGGGAAAAAGGAACTCGCCTACACTCGCCTACATTTTTCAAAAAATTGAAAGCGTCAAAAGATAAATACCTACATATATAATAAGCAAATGACGTGGCCCACTAAATGTAAGCACGGAAAGACGGAATATACCTGCGTTGATTGTAATGGGAAAGGCATCTGTATCCATAAGCGTAATAAAGCATACTGTAAAGAATGTAAGGGGAGCGGACTATGCGCCGAGCATTTAAAATGTAAGCGTGCCTGTGTTCTCTGCCATAAAAAAGCGGAAATTAAAATTGAGGAACAGAAAAAGGACTACAAACCCCCGATATGGCGGGGCGGAGTGATTATCCGCAAGTAAGACTATAAAGCATCTCTATAATGTATATTTTTTTTTACTGAAAGCGCATATTCTCGGCTGGTGTAATTCTGTTGGCGGGGTGGAACGCATCGTAGCCTGTCTTCTGCTGATACAAATATGAACCGTAATTTACTTTTAGACTACCAGATTCTAGCCCTAATGGCGTCTCGGGAGTAATAAATCCATTCGCTTTTAGATTAACATTGCGTCCGTGAGCACGTAGGGTTCTACCCTTGCTGTGTATATCTTCAAGACTAGGTTCTACTTCTTTCGGTTCGTAATATTCTTGGTCTATCTGGAAAAACTTACCTTGTGGGATTGCGAGTTGTGGTGGGGCGGGTGTAAGCACTGGTTGGGCGTAGTGTCGTTCAGCCATTATACTATATCGTTAGAAAAAATAAGATGACGAGCATATATATCCATATTTAGGAATGTTTCGTATTTTGGAATACACCATTGGGATTTAGGAACTGTATTTTTTTCGTGCGCCAGGCATAGCATAATATCATCTATAGGAGTTTCGTATATATCATTTAGCGATTTTTCAAGAAATGCTAAACCTTCGGCGGCGTTGCCTGATGAAAATTTATTTTTATCTCCGTATGACTTTTTGAATACTAAAGTTGCCTCATTAAGCATATGTAGGTAAATACACCGCTGACGATATATTTTTTTCGTGGTTGTATCCATTAGCAACATATCACTACTACCAGATATGGATTTACCTGATTTTATCAAATTAAATACTGACGTGGATAAATACGTAGGGCAATAAAAATCATCAGTATCCATATTAGCAATATATTCTCCAGAGCATTTACTTATTAAGAAGTTTCGTTTCTCGCCTATCGTCATACGTGGAACTCGGTAATACAATACTGTATATGGAACTGATAAAATTAATCTTTCATCATTTTCTCCATCATCGGCAACAATTATCTCATTGATTAAGGGGTAATCTTGTGATGTTATGTTAAGTGAAATCAAATCGCTAAATTTGCGTCTGTTATATGTCGGCACTATTATAGAAAGGCTCATTATGTTATTATATAGATATATATTAAATGGCTTCTTATAAGCTTGATACTGCTATTCAGTCATCTACTTTGTATTTGGATAGTTCTAACTGCGTAAGCCGTAGTCCATTTAAGTATAGTTTATCTACACCCATTACTTGTCCTACGGCTGTAAGAATGCTTGTAAGCGTAATTGGATTAACTATCCCTAATGTAATAAATAATATTACCGAAAACAATAACAAATTATCATTTCAAATCCTAACATCTAGCGGGACAAGTGTTCTCATATACACATTAACATTCCCCGTAGGTATATATAGCGCGTGGCAGTTTAGGGATTATATTAACGGACAAACTGTAGCACCCGCAAATGCCGTTCAATGCGTATATGATGAAAAATCGTTTAAATTTTCTTTTGTATCCACATTTCGCTTTCAGGTATTTAATAATGACCCACGCCCTACCACGTGCGGCGCACTAATAGGCGCTGGTAAAACTAACACTAACGAATATGATTACCCTATACTATATTCGTCTAGTCCAGCATATACAGTTTATATGCCTAGCACAGTTAATTTTATCCCTACGCCATATATTTTTTTAAAGGTAAATAGTTTCATCTTAAGCAACATCAATAGTAGTGGAGTAATTAATAATACATTACTACGTATCCCAGTAAATGCGAATTATGGCGAAGTCATAAATTATCGCCCAGCAGAAGTAAATAAGTATTTAGTAAATCGCAATAGTCTAAATGAGATAGAACTCGGTTTATTTGATGCTGATAATAATGCTTTAGCAATAGGTAGTGGAGTGGAACTACAAGCCATACTAAAATTTGAGTATATTAATATACCAGTAGCACCACAATATGATTTAGGAACAATACAGCATTACTTTAAGGAAAACCCGATAAAACAAACTGCGGATAATGATGAAGAAGGACTTGGTGATGTTTAATTTCTAACCCATATATATATGCTCTCTAAAGTTGGTTCAAAAACTCTACACAGAGCAGCAAAAATTGGAAACAAATCACTCCATACAGGTGCGAAAATTGGCGCAAAGTTTATTGACCCCGCAATGGCGGTGGCGAGTGTTGCCGCCCCAGAAGCCGCAGCGGGTCTTGCGATTGGTGGCGCAATTGCGAAACCAGTTCTTAAAACTCTTGAACGAGGAACACGATAAGTCCATTTAGTTCTTTTTAATCTATAATCACCCAGATTAAAAATAACATTAGGAATAAATTATTTTCTATTCGTATATTATAATGAGTGATGCCGTGTTTAGTGAAAGCCTCGCATACAACCAGGTAAAACGCCGCGCCGTCAGCGCTCGTTCTTACCGCGTGAAAATCCCCCCTACTAACAGCACTACTTTCAATTCTGGACAAGTAATTCAGCTAGATTTGGCTGGAAATTTGGCTGGAAGCTATTATGATATGAGTTCTATGTATCTTAAGGTGCGCGTGGCGGCAACAGGCAACTATACTCTAGACCGCGCAGGCGCTCTCGGTTTCATTAACCGCCTACAAATCTCTACTGCGGGCGCTCAAATTGCGGATATTTCCCGCTGGAATGTTCTAGCAACTTCTATGCTTGACACTGATTCTACTTGCGAGTGGAAAGCTGGTTATGGCGCAGTAATGCTTGGAACACAGGGTGATGCTCTACGTGGGCAGGCGGTTGCCGCTGGTGCTTTTCGTGTATTCACTATCCCTCTAGTGCTTAACCCTCTTTTTAACACTACCCCCCACCGTCTTATCCCTGGGTTTTCCCTCTCAAGTATTCAAATTCGCCTGACCTTGGAAGATGCCGTAAATTGCGCTTTCAGTGCTGCGGCGAACGCTTTCACTTTTGACGAAGTGGAGCTTTGCGCGATGATGACCGAGCTTTCACCTATGGCGCAGGCGCAGGTTGATGCCTCCACTGGCGGAAAATACAACATTCTTGCTACCTCATTTATGAACTCGGGCGCTGCTCTCCCTAACGCCGCCACTCGCCTAACCGCAAACCTCGGGTTCTCTATGTCGTCCCTTGAGCGTATTATCGCAATTCATCGCCCTAACGCAACCATTGATACCAGCGCTGCTTTCTCGCTTGGTAATCGCACATCTGCTACACTAACCCAGTTTCAATATTTGATTAACGCAGAGTCTTACCCTGCTCGCCCAGTCATCGTAGATGCTCAAGGCGCAGAAAGCACCGCCGAGATGCTTATTGCCGACCACTCTCTCGTGGATTTCAGGAAAGGTTCTTGCTTTAACAATGGCGTGGTTGGCGCTCCCCTTGCTGCCGACGCGTGCGTTGGAGCAATTTCTGGAGTTGCGCCAGAAATCGCTAAATCTGCTTGTTTCACTCTTGGCGCTGCCGCCGTCGCTGGAACAACCGCTGGTTCATCGTCTGCTGTTCTTCTCGCTGACCGCTCCAGCAACATTGGAACTTTCGTCATTGGAACTGATTTTGAAAATGGTTTGTCCGTTGGAAAATCCGCCACCATCTACAGTGGTATCTCTACCATTGCCTCTAACGTCCAGTGGGTCGCTCAATACACCGCTGCGCCAGAGGCTACCACAGTGGATTTCTTCGCTTGTTATTCAGTGCTAATCTCGCTTGATATGCGCGGTTCAGGTGTCTTCTCCGTCTCGGTATAATTTGCTGCCTTCGCCATTAATTCATAATGCTCTTCATCAAATCCAGGGAATTTCATTCTATACCAGTCCGCCCCATAAATTTCGTAATTAATATTGTCTGGTATTTCTATAGTCTCGTCTTCATCGTCTTCTACTACTTCTACTGGAATTAAGTGCTTGAACATATCGTTAAGCTCTTCATCAGTTATATCGTGGAACTCGGGTTTGTCTGCTTCAGTCATATCATCAAGGAACTTAATTTCGTCGCCACTGGTATAACATTTAATTCTATCCATATATTATAGAGCAATATTTTATTCTCTCCCTATAATATATGCCCCAGTATAGTGATGAATCTAGTTGTAGTGAAAGTGAAAGTGATTGCGAAGTAGATATTATTCTTAAGGAGTTGCCTAAAGCGGAAGTCGTTAAAAAAACAAAACGTGCTTATACTCGTAAGAAACCCATTGATGACGATAGTAGGAAAATGACGGCGGATAAACTACAGAAAGCACGCGCCGCTAAATCGGTTAAATCAAATGCTAAAAAACAGGCAGACCAGCAGGAAATTGCGGAACTTAAGGAATTAAAAAAACTAAAGGCAGAAGGCAAATTGAAAATTAAAAAAGATAAAATCGCTAAACCGAAAAAAGAAACAGCAGCACCTATTACGCAAATCCATCATCATTATCACGGAGACGAAGATGATAAAAAGCCACGCAAAAAGAAAGAACTACAAGAACCATATATACCACGAGTGCCGCAAATGCTATTCGCTTAATGTTGCTATATAGTATATGCTATGGACTACTGATATTGAAACAATACTTAACGACTTAAGAGAGAACAGCGTATATTTATCACAGCATCACAAGAAGAGATATTTCTACTACAAGCAAGTAAGCACCTACTTTCGTGTCCCTACGATAATTCTTTCTTCAGTCGCATCTGTTGCCTCTGTAGGTCTAACGGCTTATGTAGAACAAGAAAATATTTCAGGTATAGTCTGTCTTATGTCCCTAACCATCGGTATTATCAATTCAATAGAATTATACTTACGTATTCAAGATAATCTAGAGAATGAGTTAGAGACGAGTAAAAAATATTACAACTTGAGTATAGACTTACATAAAATATTAAATCTTTCGCAAAATAACAGAGAAGGCGAGCCGAAGAAGGTATTAGATACCTATTACAAAAGGTATATTGATTTAGTCGCAGAGAGTAATTTATTATCTACAACCTATCCAGATAAATTATCTAAAGTCCCAAAAATGAAAAGCATTTTTGAAAGAACAGATAAAAAATTAAGTAGTAGTAGTCCCGTAGGCAGCAGCACATCTTCATTAAATAGTAATCCGTTAGATGATAGTCCAGATGCTATTTTGTAAGTTGCTTTTTAATAATAGAATCCACTAGTAGAATAGACTTTTTTTGTAATTCACGATTATCCATTTTATGCGTTGTTTTAACAAATTGTTTGGCAGATTTTCCGTGAGAACATTTTTTGCTTCGTGTATGTTCCGCCAGATTTTTAACAATGGCATCACACCTCTTACAAACTTGCCATTTTCCAGAACTGATTTTTTCCACGTCGGTAAGTTTATCGCGCGGGTCTATTACCGCCATACAAGCACGATTTTCTACCCCTTGAATGAGTTCAGTATCACGCAATGCTTTAAGCCATTCCAACGCCTCATCACTATTTCCTTTGCGGAGTTCTTGTTCAATCATATAGATTGCGTCCATAACCTCTTGGGCATCTTGTTTGTTTTTTTCACAAATAGGCATCTTCTGTTGCTGTTGTTGTTGGTTGATGGAGTAAAAAATATTCTATTTCGGTTGTTTCAATTTTTTGGTTTATTCCGCAACGTATTCACAAATAAGTTCATTCACGACGCACGGCAACTTACTTACTTTACAAAATGTTTTTTTCCTGATGATGTTTCTGTCGCTGATAATGTCGTCAGCTATTTCACAACAAATATCAGGCATTAAATGTAGAACTACTTCTAATACTACTCGGTGGGGGGTCGTCATCATATATTCAAATAAGAGGTGGGAATTATGAGGGTTGCTCGCATCAAAAGTATTTTTAGTAGGTGAAAGGTGGTATTTCCAGTAATTGTAAATCTCCGCATATTCGCTCATCGGTATATCCTCAAGTTGGTTTAATAAAGTATCTTCTTCGTCAAATGCTCCCATATTATATTCTTCTTCTACCTTGTCTCGCATACGCCACCATATCTGGTCGTCTTCGGTAAATAATCCTTCATATTCATCATCTTCATATTCCTCTTCCCATTCATTCGCAAAGTTGTCGTAAATGTCTCCGTGAATTCGCGTTTTGAGTGTTGATACATCATCGCTCATTTTGTTTTGTTGTTGGTTGATGGAGTAAAAAATTAAGTATTCAATCATTTCAATTTTTTGATTTATTAAACGTCAATTTCGTCATCACTGTTAAGGTCGTCCGTATCGTCAAGCATTTCCATAGGGGTTGTATTATCATCGCCTTCACATACATACTTATCCACGTCTTGTATTTCGCCCTTGTAGTATAGAATATCTTTCACTACTTTCACATCTTTCATTTCCCATTCACGTGGTATTTTGAAAATAGTGTTCGGTTGATAGTAGAACGCAGCAATAGTTTTGTATTCCATTTTGTTTTGTTGTTGTTGTTAGTTGATGGAGTAAAAAATTATCTATTTGGTTGATTTCAATTTTTTGGTTTATTCCTCCTCCGTAATATCCGCAAGCACCTCCTCTGCTTTAAAATACCTCCACCGATTAACTACTGTCTCAATTCCATATCCTTCCCAGTCGCCGATGGTCTTTACCCACTCGCTAATTACTTCTTCCTCCATCGCCAAATAGATGGTAAGGTTGTTGTTGATAAAGTCCTTACACTCACAACTTGTCTTGTTAATAGTATTGTATTGCTCCTGTATAAACGCCTCTTTGCGTTCGTCAAGGTCATCGTCTTCATCGTCGGCGTAATCTTCATAATACACTCGCCACGCCTCCTTCACTTCGTCCTCAAACTGGCTGATGATGTAGGCAATATTCGTCATTGCTTGTTGTTGTTGTTAGTTGATGGAGTAAAAAATATTCTATTTGGTTGATTTCAATTTTTTGATTTATTCCGTCTCATCGTCGCTGTCCATATTGGTATATGAAAGTCCTGCGAGGCGTCGCTCATTCTCTACCTCACAGATTATCTCAATCATCTCCTTGCCCCAGCCATTGGCAACCGATGTATCTATTAAATCCATCATCGCTTCAAACTGCCAGTCCATCAGTTTATGCGCTTTGAGTGCGTGGATTTGTTCTTTAATCCAGGGACGCATCTCCACCGCAAATTCAGTGGCAACGGCATCTTCCTTGGTGAAGCAATTTTTGCTTTGAGCGTTAGTCATTTTGATTTTGAGTTGTTGTTGTTGTTGGTTGATGGAGCATAAGTATCTCATAAAGGTTGATTTCAATTTTTTGGAAAATGATTTTGGAAAATCCTTTTTCATAAAAAAAAGTTTATCATTAAAAAATTATTTATCTATTTCAATTTTATTTATTTCGCAAACGCGCTAATTTGCCCCATATTCTCATTGGCGAAGCACACACACGCATTACTTATCCACTTGATTTGAGAAGACACATCTGCCGTAGTCTGGTTAGTCATCGCTAATTCTAGTAGTTCTCCGTATTTCTCCTTGACTTTAAGTCGGCGCTTGTTAAGTTCAGCCTTCGTCTCACTCCTAGAAAGACAGGCTTTCAAGAACGCGTTTTCTAACCGATTAGAAAGATACACCGCCGCAGTAAATTCGCACACATAACGGCATTCCTTTTCTTTGGCGGTCGGCGGTAGTTTGCTCTTATTTAAACCCGCTAGTGTTTTAACAGCGCCTTTATAATCCTCACTACTAAAATTACACTCGGCTGTTAGGTCTCGTTCCATATCAATCCGCATCTCTTGCCTCGCCCACGAGCCTTGACACGCTTTACTACAAAATTTCGTCGTCGTCGTGCCGATTACTTGCCCGAACGATAATTCCTGATTATTAATTTCGCAGTGTCCGTGGAGCAGCGGACACATACAGAACCTACACTCGCCACGAGCGTCTTTCTTCATCTCGGTAGTGTTCTTCTTCGCCATTGAGTTTGATTTTGATTTTGATTTTGAGTTGTTGTTGTTGTTTGTTGATGGAGCATAAGTATTACGAAAAAGTTTATTTCAATTTTTTGGAAAATGTATTAGAAAATCCCTTCGCATCAAAAAAAAAATTATGTTAATATTAGTTCCTTTTTCTTCTTTTTATTCAAACGAAAATTTAAAGATAGTAATATAGGGAGTAGTTAGTTAGGTATATAGGGGTTTGCTCTTTATGGTTTATAGAATTAAGAGAAAAAGGGACTGGGATTTCTAATTACCATTTCATTA